ATTGCTTGTTTTGGATTTTTAACTTTCTGTTCAGATTTACCAATGTTGAGTTCTCCTGCTTTAAACTCTTTCATTACTTTAGAAATCTTTTTTTGTGACTTATCTTTTTTCATAATATACCTTTAGTGTAAGTTTGTGTTCATTGGTAATGAAAACGTAATACCCTTTGCATTAACAGCATCTTTAAAAACTTCTGCTGCTTGTTCTCTACCTAAAGCAGTAACATAAATCCATCTAGCCATACCTAAATAAGCTGCGCCTATTTCAAATATGTCTTTACCGTCTTCTAGGTAAGTTAACATCTCTTCATGGATGTTTGACATCATTTCTTCTACCGCTTTATCTTGTTTGTTCATTATCATAGAATAAATCTTTTAAAAGTATAGTCAATACCTACTGTTGTTTATTCTTATTAGAAGTTCTTAATTTAGCAATATCTTCTTGAGATTCTATTCTAGCAGCATCTGCCATCATTTTTTGTTGTAGTTTTTGTTGGTCTAATACTATTCTTTGTTGAGCTATTTGTGCATCAGATAAATTATCTTGTTGTCTTATTTGAAGCTCTTTAGCTTTTAATTCAACTATAGGATCTGGTGCAGCACCTCCAGATATTTCTGTAGATTTAGTTTTTACTTCTTGAGTAAACTGAGCTTCTAATTGTGCAATCATAGAAGCTTTAGCAAGTTCAATAGATTGAGGATCCATACCTTGAGTTTGCATTTGTCTTATTTGAACTTCAGCTTGTTCCTGTGCTTTAATAGAAACATGTTCCATAATATGTTTTTGTAATTTCATAGCTGCCATTGCATTAGCCATAATCATTGGACTAGAGCCAAACACTAAATGGGCTAAGATATGTGCATCGTGATTTTGACCTGGGAATGCATATAAGTTTTGTTGATCTTCTAATGAGTCTGCATTTTCAATTGCTGGATCTTTTGGTTTAGGTTGTTCTTCTTTTTTAAGAATATTATCTATGTTCTGTACTCCCATGGATTCATACATTCTACGATATGCTTCCCTTAAGTTATGTAATGCAGGAGCAGATTGAGCAAGTTGTAATTGAGTTTGTGCCATTGTTACTCTTTGCGATATAGAAAATATATTTGGATCAGATACTGGAATAACATCTACTCTACTATCAAAGTCTGTTTGTTTAATATAACGATCTCCACCTACAACTTCGTAAGGGTAAACGGGTGGAAGATATTCTGAAAATACTTTTGCTAATAATTTAAATTCTGTTTTTAAAGAATAATGTAATCGTTTATGAATTGCAGAGATAACACGAGATCCTTTTTCTAGAAGAGCAATCGTTGTTCCAACGGGTGCTTGTGAATTAGAATCAGCTGTTGGTAGATCTGCAATAGATGCAAATCGTTTACCTGCTTCTACTACAAAGGATAATAATGAATATAGTGTTTGAGAAGGTTCTTTAAATGGAAGCGTCATGATAGAGGCTCTTAAATCCCCAGCTGGAGCATCTACATCTCTAAACTCACCTGGTTGAATTGGTTCAGCATCATCTCTAACTCTAAGCCCTCTTGATTTAAATCCTGCTGGTAAGTTAGCTAATGTACCTGCATCTAATAATTGTCTAAGCACGGAAGTGGCTGTACGTGACAATCCACCAATCATATGAATTAAACCAAATCCATAAAAGCCTAAACCTGGTAAGAATTTATAATGAACAAAATATTGTCTTTTCTTTTTAAAAGGATCATCTTCACTATAGTTTCTATAAATAGATAAAACTTCTCCACTGCTTTCTTCTATGGTAACAATATAAGGAACTTTAATTCCTGTCTCTTCTCCATCTTCATCCTTATCACCAAATCCTTCTAGATCTAATAGTGTATGCATTTCATATAAAGTAACTTCATCAGAGTCTCCGCCAACTTTTTTAACTCCTTCTATGTCACTTACTTTTTCTTTAACTTGATCTTCAATATTTGTTGTGGATGGATTAATTTCTACGTCTCTATAAAAACCTGCTACTTGTTTTTTTCTAAATTCATTAGAAGACATTTTAACAACATGTGTAACTCTTTCACATGTTTCTAAATCTGTCGCTGTGTAAGGAACAACTAAATCTTCTGCTGGAATAAATTTTGATACTGCTCTTTCTAATCCTTCATCGTAATAAACTTTTTTAAATGTAGATCCTGATAATGGTAAATAAAATAACATCTGATCCATGTCGGGTGTATAATCTTCCATGATATCTATGATTTGATAATTCATAAAATTTTTAACACGAATAGATTGTTCGTATACTTCTGGAGTTTCTTTACCTACGATTTGTACATTGACTGGGCCAGCACTTGGCATCAGTTCTTTATAAGCTTGTGCTTGAAATTGTGTAACGGATTCTGCTAGTAAAGGATGGGTCACGCCACTTGCGTCACGGAAAGGTTGATCTCTTTGCTCGTACTTAAATCCTAAAAGATCTAGTCCTTGTGTGTAAGTTGTTTCCCAATCTTTTCTTGAATCTTTGTCATTTCTAAACTCTGTTACAAGTTCTGATGATAAGGAAGATAGATCGCTATCATCCATCTTCTCTGCAATGTTTTCACTAAACTCTGTGTCTACTTCTTTTCCTGGTTCAAAATTAATTTCAACACCTTCTTCATCTTCAGTAATTTCAACCCCTGGCTCTTGTGCAATGCCGCTAGGTAGTTCTATATCGGTTGCCTCAACATTTCCTTGTACGGGTGGTAAATCTTTTTCTATTGCCATTAGAATATTCCTTTAAATTTAAATCCTTTAATTGCAGCCGGAGCTCTTCGCTTTTGAGCAGCCTTTGAGTCTACATACTTTTTAGATGTTTTTCTAGTTGTTTTTCTCATTGAGTATCCTTATACTTAATAGCTTTGTTTTTCAAGATAATCTATCTGTATCTTGAACATCACGAGTTCGTCTATACTTTGCCCATCTACATTCAATAACCATAACTTCATCATTGTCATTTACAATTCTAATCTCTTGTCCCCATGGCTTAGATTCAATCCAATACTGCATATAGTTTGGAATAACCGTTATACTAGAACCTGCTTTATATTTTCTTTGCATAGATTATTTTGTTGTCTCCTTTTTTAACTTCATTGAAATTATAATAACTTAACGCCTTACCAATCAAACCCATGTCGTATGTTTTATAATCATCAAAAACAAATACCGCAGTAGATGAAGAACGATTTGCAAAAAAGAGTGCTTCTTCTAAAACTTCTTTTGTTTGATGAGGTCCATCAAAATGAACTAGATCATAAACATTATAAATAGTTTCTTTAGAATGATCGTAGACTGGAACGCCATCATGATAGCGCTTCATGAATTCTTTATCTGTTAGGTTAAAAAATTTAAAATTATCATAACAACTTAAATCTTTTAATAACGTATTCCTCATCACATTAGTGTAATCTGCAGTGTAAGGTACATTGTTGTCGTAGTGAGCATAGTTAAGATTACCATAAGGATCAATTCCAAAATGATAATGAGGCTTTGCAACATCTCTATAGGTATCTAAAATAATCTTAGAACCCAATCCTTCTCTAACACCAATCTCAACCGTGATGATTGGATCGTGATTCTTGTTTACTTGCTTCATGTCGCATGCTTCTTGCAACAGGTCGTATTCTTGACTATCGCCTTTAATCATTCTTCCATCTTTTAAATTTTAATTTATCCATGCCAATTAATTCAAAACTTAAATTAGCATCATCTAATCTTTCTTCTAAATGTAGAGCATGTTGTTCTAGATCTTTTATTTTTTGTTCTAGAATTTTTCTTTGTTCTGAGTGTGATAACTTTTTCATTAGTAATATATCCTTCTTGGTTTTTCTTTTTTCTCGTCTTCGTAGTCATCTTTTAACCTAATAAAGTTTGCTTGTCTATATCTCATTACTGCTTGCACCGTAGAATCTAAATAGTCATCATGGTCTCCATTTGGAAAGGCTGCACACTCATCGACCACTTCTTGTGCTGCATGGCTCATGGGTGCCCAGATCATACCTCCTTCAAACAAAGGAGATACTGAGTTTACTCGTGCGTGTTTATCATTTCCCCTGCTAGGTGTATAATTGACAATAGGTATTCCAAGTTGTCTAAGTTCGTGTGTAAGTGGTAATCCCGAGGCTTTGGCTTCTATGATAACAGTATCAGGATTATATTTTTTATATTTCTCAATTGCTACTCGTTTAAGTTCTGGAAACTCCCATCTACCTTTTTCAGCATCCATTAATATTAAATTACCATTAGGTGAATCTGGCAAATAGAAAACTCCCCAAGTTGTAATAGCTGAATAATCCGACGTTTCTTTTTTAGTATAAGCAGTGTCATAACTTTGGATAATATGTTCTACACTTGGCATATAATTTTTATCCCAAACTCTCCACCACTCTGGTTTGATAATTGCAGATTCTACGGCTGTTGGATCCTGTTGCCATTGTGCATTCCATTTACCAACACTTAAAGAAGCTTTTACTTTTTCAAGTTCGTCTATATTCCAATATTCTGGCCAACAAGGTTTACCGGATTCAAAGACAGCTGGAAAATTAATAACTTCCCACTTATCTGATTTAACATCTTCAGCTTGAGCTTTAACTAATTTACCTGTTAAATCCTTTGTGCTCCATCTAGTCATAACTACTACAATAGCTCCACCCGGTTGTAATCTCTGTCTAGGGCCAGAAGTATACCATTCATAAGCATTATCAAAAGCTGTGCTTGAATTAGCATCTTGTTCTGAATGTGGGTCATCAATAATTAATAAATCAGCACCTCGTCCTGTAATAGCTCCTCCGGTACCTGCTCCAAAGTATTCCCCAGCTTTATTTGTTTCCCAGCGACCTGATGCTTTTGAATCTTGTGCTAGGGTTATGTCAGGAAATATCTTTTGATAATCAGCAGTATCAATTAAGTTTCTAACCTTTCTACCAAAACGATAGGATAACTCTGCTGTGTGGGTTGTTTGAATAATTTTTAATTTAGGATTACGACCAATCATCCATGCTGGAAATAAATAGGAAGCAAATTCAGATTTAGTATGTCTTGGTGGCATATTAACAATTAAACGTTTTAATTTACCTTGAGCAACTAATTCAAATTTTTTTGCAATTTCTTTATGATGATATCCAGAAATGAACTCGGGCCATACAGCTCTTACAAAGTCTAGAAATTTTTCACGCGCTAGTTTTGATCTTGTTTTGAATAATAAATTTTTATAAACGTTATAGACATGATCTGCTTTTTCAGGATCAATCTTTCTTAGATTGCTAATAATACTTGCAATCTTCTTAGCATCTATGTTTTTTCTATCATCTGGCATAATAAACACCGCAGCTTTTGGCTGATAACTGTATGAGTAAAACAGACTATATATACTTAACCTATAAAGTACAGGGTACATTTTAGGGGGTGGGGGGTCAGAAAAAAACTTAATAGGTTTATAATTCCCGTAAAAGTTGCACGGCTCAGGCTACACGTGACAGTTGCACTCCAGTTCGGAACTCGCTTGGCAGTTGATGTTGAGCCCTGCAGTTCTTGCATAGCTGATATGCAATCATATCATTCGTAATATTATAATTGATACATTAAATATAATGTAAGTTTAAAAAAGCAAATACTATTTAAACTAACGCAGGGCGGGGTGTTAGATAGAGAAGCTTCTAGACTGGTACACAGCCCAGCGGTCAAAATAAACTAACAAC